TAGTACCTTTGACAGTGTATACTTTTACTATGTCACATATATCAGTACCAGACCATTATCGCAAAGGCGCAATCCAACCAGTTGAGGCTATTAGTGACTGGGGACTAGGATTTGCCCTTGGAAATGTAGTCAAGTACGTATCTCGTGCTGGCAAAAAAGAAAGTGCCAATCGTCAAGATGACTTGATGAAGGCACTCTGGTATTTAGTTTATGAACTGAATAGTGGAGATGTTGAGTGTACTGATAAGTTCTTAAAGGCTTATCAAGAACAGACTCAATTAAAATGACTGCATATCTGAATACTTTCTAGCATCATCATTTTCATCTGACTTCTTCTTCATTTCCATCGCTTTAGATGGGTTGAACCTAGACTGAGTCTGGAACCACTGTTGCATTCCAAGACGAACTTGTTGTTGTCCATCAGGTGGAAGTTTACGGAACGCTTCAGAACCAGAGAGCAATCTCATATACTCAGAACGGTCTTTAGGCTGACCCTTTTTCATAGACTGCTCTACAAGTGAAACACCATAAGCAAGAGCCTTACCTAGTGGTGTGTTTTGATTAGCCTTCAAAAAGTTGAGGGTATCTCCACCAGACTCAGGTGCTTTAGGTGGTCCAAATACAGCCTTATTAGTATTACCCATACCGTAAGACATACCAGACTTCATCTTTACATCACGAGATGGTTGTCCAGAAGCAGTCAAGCCTTTATCTCTATTCTCATATACCTTTCGGACACCAGAGAAAATATCTTCAGCCATTATTTCTTCTTACCCTTCATCATAAAGGCTGGCATCTTCTTAGCACCCTTTTTCATATCAGCCTTCTCAGCCTTCATAGGCATCTTGTCTTTTGCGGACTCAACACCCATCATCTTCGACATCGACATCTTTCCCTTAGGATAAGGCATACCCATTGGCATAATTATTTACCTTTCTTTCCAACACCCATAGCCATAGACATTACAGATTGACCTGCATAACTAGGGTACTTAAGTGAACTTTTTGCTTGAGTCGTATACTTACCGTATTTATTCGCCTCAAGATTTTTAATAACAGCTTGTGCATTTTCTCTGGCAACTTGAACACCACGCTGACGAATAGGTATTTCATCAGCTGATTCTTTACGTGCCATAAAATTAGCCATATTCTCACGAACATTTTTTGATAATGGCTTTACATCTTTAGATGACTCATACGTGCTAACTAAATTATTAGCTGCATCAACATATCTAGCACCAGCTCGTTGACCGAGCATATCTGCTTTATATTCACCTTCTTCACCCTTGCCGATTTTACCTAGCTGTTCTTTTTTGACATATGAGTCATTATTGCCAGCACTGCCCTGAAGTGCAGTAGTGCCATACTTGTTGCTATTAGTTTTAACTTGTGCCTTAGCCATATTTACTTCCCTCTCTTATAAATGGCAGTAGCTTTAGCTTCCTGCGCTCGACTTGGTTTGATTACCAACTTACCTTCAGCGTTGGAATGCTCTGCGTACTCGGCTTCCATTGCTTGTCGCATAGTCGGGCGATTGCCTAACTTATGCTCACGTTGCTCCATTTTCAGAAGCTCCGTTTTGGTAGGTGCTTTCTTGAGGTTATGTTCCTTCATTTCTACGTTCATCAAAGTACCCATAGAAAGATGGTTCATATGCTTGTTCATCTCGTTCAGCATCTAACGACCTCTACCAGCAACTCTCTTGAGTGCAGGATTCTTAGCCTTTGCAGCAGGACTAGCCTTACGGCTTGCTGACGCAAGAATAGCACCAGCTGCCTCCATAGATACACCTGACTTCTTAGCAATCTTTGCTTGGACTGCCTTGAATCCAGGATGAGCCTTACTTTTCATAATTAGTTACAGTTCCACGCTCTTAGCGATTTATTGATTCGGCTATTGGGGTCACTTGCTGTTTTAGCAGATGTACGTTTAGCCTTCATACCTTTCATCCTTGAGCAAAATGAATCTCGCCTTGCAGCATCTTTAGGTGTCTTAGGATTAGGTGCTGGCGGTTTAAGGTTAGCACCAGTAGTACGCTTGAAATGCGCTCTACCAGCAGCGTTTAACCCACCTTTAGGATTCTGGTATTTCTTGACAACGCCCATAAAACGATTGTAACGTATATCCCTAATATTACATACCTGATATTATTGTCATATGGCACAGAAATTAATCACTTCAACTGATGACCCTTTGTACATCAATGCAATCGTACACCTAGCCAATCTCCTCGATGAGCGTACATTTGGTACACCTATGGGAGTATCACCTAAGTGGCAAGAGAAGTTTGTAGGCAAGCAATACTGCGAAGAAGGTTGCATCAATGGACGTTGTCCTGGTCATAGTCTAGTGTGTAACCTAGGTACTATAAGCAAGCATCCAACCTATAAGTTCTTTGTATTCCATAGAGAAGACTACTCTAATGGAAAGCAACAGAACGTCATCTACTTCTATGAAGATGAAGCAAAGGCTGAGACTCAGTTCAATACTTTAAAGCGGAGAGCAAGGGATGTTTGACAACCTCACCAAGCGTGAGCTTGACATCCTGCATATGATTGCCATAGATAGACTAACGGTCAATCAAGTTGGAGATAAGTTACTCATCTCTAAAAGGACAGTACACTTCCATCTTCAAAACATATACAAGAAGTGTAACATCGCTGATAGTCATCGCTACCTAATAAACCTAGCACTTGATTATGCTGATTATCATCGTAAGTCACTTGCCAGCGATGAAACGTGATGTATACTACTTACGTCTGGATTGATACCTACCTACCAACCTGATTCAGATAACCTTTCTACCTAGATAGAGCCAGTCGTACTCCCAGCGGCTGGCTCTGTTGCTTTTACATCCCGGTAGAGCCTAACCCACCTGTTCGTACAGCATCAGTGGTGATGCGTGGATACACGTCAGCATCACACTTAGCGAATACTAGTTGAGCAATACGGTCACCCTGATTGATATTGAACTTAGACGTATTCTTTCCATTAGGAACCTTAGACAGGATTACCTTAATCTCAAGTTTATAGTCTGAGTCAATAATGCCGGGTGCATTCAGTACGAATACACCATACTTGGCAGCAAGCCCTGAGCGTGAACAAACCATAGCGTAATGACCATCAGGTATGTCTACAGACACACCTGTAGACACAACGATTACTTGACCATCACTCAACTCATAGTCATCGAGTGCGTATAGGTCAAATCCAGCTGCACCAGATGTAGCCCTAGTAGGAACACAAGCTTCCTTAAACAGTAGGTTGAACATTCTTCTCTTCTTCCATCTCTTCCATTACTTCAGCAATAAAAGGGAACTGTACTTTGAACTCAGCGAATATCTTATTAGCAAGGTCTTCGTGTTCACTCTGCGTACCGTTACCTCTACGCACGTTCATATAGTGAATCCAATTACGGATGTATGAGTTAGCGTATACCTTTGTAGGTGTACACTCAGGCAGGATAGCCCTAGCGGTTTCGTAGGCTACTCCGCACTCAATCAAAGAATCATATGCGTCTTCAATCTTGCGAATTGCGTCAGAAACAATGTGGTCAGCATATACCTGGATATCAGTAGACAGAGGTATGGACATCTGTCGATTGTAAGGATGCTTTCCACGCATCTCTGGAGGTGTAATGCTATCCTTGACTTCTGCATATCGTTGACTGAACTCCTGCACCCTGATACTTGAGTGACGTATAAACTGACGGCTAACCATCCTACTAGTCTTTATCTCGATTGTCCAGTTAGCCATTTCAAAGATAGACCAATGACCATTACGCATACAGTACTTCAGTAGACGCTTATTCTCTTTTTCAGTCCTATTGGACTGAGTGCTAGAAGAAACTCTAGCACAATAACAAATGTGTTCTTCAGCATCTGGAGTAGACCAGATTGTTCTTACTTCGTTCATGTTGTTCCTATAGAATCAAGTATGCGTAAGTTATTTGAGACACCTGCCAATAGACAGGCACAAGCATATGCAGCACTCAAACTACAAGGAAGGCTGTTCTGCATATTCGGCGAGTGTGACGTAGCAATAACGTCAAAGACTTGTAAACATGACATTAACTGGTCTACCCCTGAGTTATCTGGAATATGCGAATACAAACAACGTACGCATAGTTTTGGGACTTACCCTGACGTGATGATTACCAAGTCAAAGTGGGATTACCTACGGAGTTATGATGGGTATGCAATACTACTAACAGAGTTTACTGATGGTGACTACATAACCGAAGTCCAAGGAATGCCTAACCTAGAATCAAGGCTGGCTGGACCAAGAGTAAAGAGGAATGAGTTTGACGAAGCGCAGTCAGTTTTCATTCCTCTTAGTTACTTTATAAAGCTGGAGTTATGGACACCTAACCGAACGGGTCCGATATGTCATCCATTGCTACAGGTGCAGAATTTGCCGACTGACCCGGTTGACCCGGTTCTCTAGTCTTTCCACTATCCAAAGGCTGAATCGTATCAGCAACAACTTCCCATACTTTACGTTGTTGGTTGTCTTTATCAGTGTATTGGCGAACCTGCAAACGACCTTCAACAGCAACAAGTCTACCCTTAGAAAGGTATGTAGAAGCAAAATCCGCAGACTGACCCCAAGCTGTAACATCGAAGAAATCCGTTTCTTTCTCTCGACCCTTGCGGTCTACTGCAACACGAAGGTTGGCTACACCCTTACCAGTCTGAGTCATACGATGCTCAGGGTCAGCAACTAAGCGACCTACAAGAATAACCCTATTCAGCATTAGACACCTCTGGCTTGAGTGTCACGTTGTAGTTTGATTTACTCTTGAGTAAAGATGCTACTGCAAGTTCAGCAAAGTCCAACATCAACTTAGCAGGAACCTTGAGTCCAGATGTGCGAATCTGCAACCAAGCATCACCAGCTGACAAACCACACTCAATATTGATGCCATCTTGCGTCGCAAACGATACGTCGTATGTACCAGGGGTTGAAGGGTTGATAACAACCTCAACTTCAGAGTCCCTTGAAAAACCAATTAACTTCATCACTAACTCCTCTGACATTACCTGTCATCAGTGCCAGTATATCACAACTTACTTGACACTACTGTCAGGGTTACGTTTGAAGCTTCGATTGGTTTTAGGTTGAACTAGTCTAAGGTTGCTGGCTGAGTTAGTACCACCCTTTGAAAGTGGCTTCTTGTGGTCTATGTCTTTACCTGTACGGTTGACACCCTTAGCGTCCATAGAACGACGTGCCTTTTGGCGTTCCATACGTAGTGGGTGTTCACCACGAGACACCTGTTGTGCGTACTCTTTTTTGTATGGTCGTTCCTTGTTGACGTATGGCATGACGCATCTTACATAAACGCAACTGCTTTCGCACGTGCGTAATTATATACATATTTAGTATGTATATATTCTTGTTAATAGGGGTATAAAATTCTTTCCCCTCCCCCCACAAAATATTTACCCCCTAATAGCCGGGTATTACACCATTCTAAGGTCTTTGATATGATGCTTTATGAGCGTTGCAAAGAAGACTAATCCAGCCAAATGGAAGGCTGTTGTAGCCAAGGTAAAAGCCTCTTCTAAGGGTGGTGACCCTGGTGAATGGTCAGCTCGCAAAGCTCAGTTAGCAGTACAGCAATACAAGGCTTCTGGTGGTGGTTACGAAGGTCCAAAGAAAGCAGACAACAGCCTTTCAAAGTGGACTGAACAGAAGTGGACAACTAGCGATGGTAGTCCTAGTCAAGGGAAGAAACGATACCTTCCAGAGAAGGCTTGGTCTTCACTATCGTCTGGTGAGAAGGCAGCAACTAATCGTGCTAAGGCAGCTGGTAATGCTAAGGGTAAGCAGTTTGTAGCGCAACCTAAGACGGTTGCAAAGAAGGTTGCCAAGTTTAGATAAACCTTGTAAGATTGACAGTGAGTAGCAGGGTAGTCTAATTGGTAGGGCAGCGGTGCATATATCATCGCAGGTGGGGGTTCGAGTCCACTCTTTGCTTCTCATGCATACGACTTTAACGATAAGTTAATGTAATAGAACCCGGCAAGCCTCTGTATATGCTCAAACCGCCGGGTCACTTTACTATCCAGTACATAGGGAGATTACTGAATATGACGTTTGGCGAAGTGTACAACGCTATTGCGGTAGGCAAGAAAGTATCTCGTGTTCACTGGGATAGTGAGAAGGCTCACCTTCGTTGGTCTGAAGCATTCAACTCTTTTGTATTCACCATAGACAAGCAAGAATCCATCATAGAAGGACTTACGTTGCCCACTGAAGACTTCTTTGCTGATGATTGGATTGTGATAGAGGAACCAGCTTGGTAGATAGATACATACTCCACTTAGGCAACTGCCTTGATTCACTCAAAGGTGTGCCAGATAACTCAGTAGACTCGATTGTTACTGACCCACCATACGGTATATCCTTTATGTCCAAGAAGTGGGACTATGACGTACCAAGCGTTGAGATATGGAAAGAGTGCCTACGGGTACTCAAGCCTGGTGGATTCCTTTTATCCTTTTCAAGTACACGTACTTACCATCGAATGACCATCAATATCGAAGATGCTGGTTTTGAAATCAGAGATTCCTGCACGTGGAACTACTCCTCAGGATTTCCAAAATCACACAATATCTCTGCATCCATAGACAAGATGTATGGTCATCCTAATCGAGGTCGTGCAATACCTACTGCCTCGTCATATCAAGCGTGTGACGTAGACCAAGAGAATAAGTTGACCAGTAATCCTGTTGGTCCTTATGAGCCTAAGACGGATGAAGCCAAGCAATGGCAAGGTTGGGGTACTGCACTCAAGCCTAGTCAAGAGTTCATAGCAATGGCACGTAAACCACTAGATGGTACGGTAGCCAATAACGTACTAACGTGGGGTACTGGAGGCATTAATATCGATGCTACACGAGTACCTATGTCTGATGAAGACTATGAAAAGTTATCTTCTGGAGTAGAACGCATACGTGAAAAAGGTGGCACGATGGGTAACTCTTGGAAGAATAGTAGTGACCTATCAGGTGCTAATCCAGTTAATCCTGCTGGTAGATGGCCAGCCAACTTCATACATGATGGTAGTGAAGAAGTACTAGAGTTATTCCCTGAAAGTACATCACGTAGTTTTTCAGCAAAACCAAGGAGTGGTCATAACTCAAATACGTTCTGTAAGTCTAACGGCACTATTAATGATGCATATGTAAATGGTGGTTACAACGATTCCGGTTCAGCAGCTAGGTTCTTCTATGTACCTAAAGCATCAAAGAAGGATAAAGAAGAAGGCTTAGATGACTTCGAGGAGCGTACTCAGGCTGCCACATTTGGTGATATTGGACCTATGGAAGGAAATCCTAGGAAGCCTAATACAGGTCACGTACAGAAGATACGCAATCATCACCCAACAGTCAAGCCTACAGAGTTGATGAAGTACCTATGCCGCCTAGTAACACAACCTGGTGGAATAGTACTTGACCCTTTTATGGGGTCTGGTTCTACAGGCAAGGCAGCAATGCTCGAAGGTTTCCGCTTTATAGGATGCGAGCTTGACGAAGAGTATCTTGCAATAGCAGAAGCACGTATCAAACACGCTTGTAGTCAAATGCCTTGCATAGAACAACCTGAGTGATATACTAGGTTACTGCCGAAAGGTAGTAGAACAGAAAGAAAGTCTCCAGAAAACCCGACCGACTGTTCAAAACCCGTTTCTATACTCTGTCTCCTCTAAGCCATCTAGCCGAACACTAGGTGGCTTATCTTTTACTACGGTACAATACAGTAGATACAGGCACATCAATTAATGGAGATAAATAAACTCTTGTGCTTGGTAAGCTGATGTACCTGTATCGCCTACTTATCTACTTGCGTAGTACTTTGCCTCTAACGATACCTACTAGTCTATTGTGCAGCAGGTCTATCTCTTCCCTAGAAGCGTTCTCAATATACGCAACGCTATCTCGATTGAGGTCTTTGTACCCATAGTGCAGTATGAGAGCTTCCCTCATATCTTTACAGTTCTGTCGTTTTTGCTCTATTGTCATAATAACTAAAAGCCACCCTGGTGCTTATTCAAGGTGGCTCATTTGGTTGTTGTTGTTCTTTTTGATGCTCACCTCTCGGTGGCATCAGTACTATAGCACATCAGACAGGCTTTGCACCAACGCCTTCGTACTGCTTTGCGTGACCATTCATCTGCAGCAGCTGTGCTAAGTCCTCACCATTACCAGACACCACACCTAATATCCTGCCGTACTTGTCCTTCTTGTGGTTCTTGACCAGCACTATAACATCTACCTTACTATCTAGTATCTTACTTATCCACTGCTCAGTAAACGCCTTAGCAGCCTTACCAGCCTCTGTATCCTTCTCAGGGCAGTTGATATGTG